ACTACCAACAGTAACTTCAACATCCATTTGATACACACTGCTTACAGTTACATCACCATTGTCAATATTCCATGCACCACCACTTGTTGTAGTTGTAGCCCTAGCATTAGTTGTAGTATTTCTGTCGTAAACATTTACTGCACTGCCATTTGCAACTGCATTCCCTGCAGAATCGTATGCAAATCCTGATAATTCTATTCCCATGTTTAATCTCCTAATGGCGTACTTGTGTATCCACTTAACGCCCTTCTAACATAATAGTCAGCGTTATCAAACGCTTCATCCTCATCAATATAGGCTATTTTAATACCATTTGCCTCATATTGTTCTCTTTGTAGTCTATCATGTGCTCGTTGATTAGTCGTTCTTGCGTGAAAATATTTGCTTTGAACGTTTATTCCCATTGGAGGAGATTGAATTAAAAAGTCTGCAACAGCACCACCTTTTGCAATTCTCCCACCAAATTGTTTTGATTGATAACTAAAATCTATATCTAACTTCCTGCCTGTTTTTAAGAGTGCTTTAAATACATAATATTCTGGTTCACTACCTCCTGCTAAAGTCCACCACTGAGGCACAGGTTGAAGAACCCCACCACTTCTTGTTCTCCTCTGCCTTTGAGTTACCACTACACAGCCTCACTTAACGTTAATCTAAAACGTGCTTTCTCATTTAACCCAGTTTCTTCCAGAGCCTGTGCACTCAGCACCGTAACATAGTAATTTCTAGTGCCACCAGAATCATCACGATAAGTAAGTTCCATAAGAGTTTTATTGCCTACTGCTGAATCAACTGAAGTTTGCATATCTCTTATTGTTTTACCTTTATGGTCATTAGTTAAATCAAGAACTATATCAAAACCAAACTGTACTGGTAATGTTTTCTTAAATAATAAAGCAAGTTTTATCATGTCAGGACTGTTTGTATTTGTACTACCTCTTGCTAAAGCTACTTTAAATTTTATACTTCTAAACTCAACACCAATTGGATTTGCACTTGATGGCAGTTTAAATTCTGTTTCACCTGTAGAAGTAATAGCAGTTAAATCAGTAAAAGAATCAGTATAATTTGTAGCGTATGACACAGTTACAGTTTCGCTAGTTGTAGGATTTTCTGTTTCTACTCTTAAAGCTAATGCTACTTTGTCTTGACCTATCACGTTTGCATCAAAATATGGTGTTTCAAGTTCTGCTGCACTCGCATAAGTTTGGTTTCCAATCTGACTTGGATTAATTACATCTGTTGATAAATTTACATAATAAGCATTGTCGTCATAGTTTACCCACAACCTGTATTGGTCTTGGTCTGTGCCTACAAATGCACCTGTAATGCCTGCAGAAGTTGCACCTGTAGCATGTTTTATTTCGTAACCTCTGTCATCAAAAGCTGCAATATAAGAATAACCAAGAAGTCCTCCACCTATATGAACATTTTGCCTTGACCTGCTTCCGGCTGTGTTATGAATTCGTGTTGTCAAAGGCGTTGTGTCTTGTTCTTGTGCATTTACAACTAACAATAACTCGTTAAGTGTAGGAATAACCTTTGTAATTTTACCTCTGTAAACTTGTGGAACACCATCATCTCTATCAAGACCAACAGTTGTAATCACTGTAGCATCACGACCAACGTTAATTTTATATAAACCCATATTAGATGGATAGTAAATACTACCTCTCCATGTTGCTGTACCAATCCCATTGTTTGAATTTTTTGGAATTTGAAAATCTGTTTCTATAAATCTTGTGTTTGCATCATCATGAACATATAAACCTTGTTGAGTCACAGCGTATAAAACTCTTTCTTGATTTGCATTTCTTGCAATAATTAACCCTACTATTACATCATCATCTAGTTTTAATATAGCATCATTAGTCCAGCTTCCAGATAAATCTGTTGACCTTCTTAATTGACCATTCCTATCTAATGCATATATTTGGTCTTTAAAAAAAGCTATAAACGGAGTGCTTTGCGTAGAATTAGCTGCCCAATTAGAACCTGTTGTACTGTAATAAACTCCGTCATTATTAGAAAAAACTGCTGTTGGTATTCCGTTAACCATGCCAACTCCAGCATCAGTAGAATTATTCATTGGTAAAGTTGTTGCTACTTCAAAAGTTGTCCAAGTGTTGTTTGTGTTGTATGTATGCACGAAACCTCCTCCTGCTGCATACAACGCACCTTTAAACGTTAGGAATTGTTCTAAAGTAGTGTCTGGGTCACTTCCACTTGCTACTGCTAGTTTAGGCAATACGAAATGGTCTTTATGTCTTAGTTGACCATCAGACCACCATACTCTATCTAAATCTTTTGATTGGTCCATACGTTCTATACCTATACCACCTCTATGGTCACTAGATACAAACGTAGATGTAATAGGGTTTGACTCTAAGTTGTAATCACCAAGAGTAATCTTGCCGGGAAATTGGCTTGTAATAAATCTTCTTACAGGGTTTGATACACGGTAATAAACACCATTTAATATTATTTCATTTTCATCAATTACTTTTGCTGCCATTAATCAATCCAAACACATCTTTGAGGAGTTTGGCTCCTTGCTAACGTTTGTTCTGCTTGTAGGTTCATTCTTTCACTATCTAATTGTGCTGCCTCTCTTCTTTCAGCAGACCTGTCAGACCTAGCAAGCAACGCCATTGATGATGCTTTTTGGATAATAAACTCTGGCTCAACGTCACAACTTGTTGTGTCAGCAGTAAGTAATGTTGGTTTTTTTACTCCAGTAAGTTTAAGCAAAGAGTTTTTTACAACTGCTCTAGCGTTCTCATCAAATACTAATCTTCTGTTTGCTCTGTCTATAGTGTAAAAGTTTTTATGTATTTCTTCGTATGCTGCACCATAATCTCTTGATACCTTAATATCATCTATAGATACAGTTGCTGCACCAATGTCTGCTACCTGCACAAGACCAACAGATATTATAGCCGTCAAAGCCTCAGCACTACTCAAAGCTATTCTGTGATGAGTCCATGTGTCTGCAGATGTTGCAGGTACTGCTACATCTTCATATACACCACTTGTAGCATTGTTTGCTACTGCAGATAGTCTCAATGAGAATTGACTTGCTGTAAGTGCTACATTTGTTTTAATAAAAAATTCAACATGAGTATAGCCTGATATGTTTGTAGATGTTATTGAGTCAGATATTAATATTGTATTTATACCAGTGTCTGAAGGTATAACCATCTTGTTTGCAGCTTGACCTTCTCTGTGGTCCTCATCATCTACTACTACACTTGTAACACCACCTGTTACTTCATCAAACACAGAATCACAAGTAAGTAATGATTTACCAAAGTATTTCTTTCTGTATTCTACTTTCTGGAGCCCAATTAAATCTGACGGCAATGAATAAGAATATACTTCAGATGATGAATGTAATGTAAAGTCAGTAGTTTGTGGAGCACCTTTTCGTGTAATCCCTGATATAGCCCTATTAATAAAATCGTGTATTCGTGCTGGAGGAACATCATTAGCATATATTTCATAAGCATCATTTGTTGCACTAGAAAAAGATAATGCTGGAGCAAATGTAATTGTATTACTGCTTGCAGTGTAATCAGTTATTCGCCTTATACCTACAGTATTGTCAGTAGCATCTGTAATTACAATCCATGAACCATTATATTCATCGTCACCACCAAAAAGATTTATTGTGTCAACTAAAGTTGTTGTGCTTCCGTTTGTAGTTGCTGCACCAACTGTGCATGCACCTAACTGATAACCTATTGATTGTCTTATTTCTGCTCTATTTTTTGCTTGTATTGCTGCCATTACAAAGACTCTCCAAGTAAATCTATAATAGTTTGGTCTGAATAAGAAAGAGCCGATAATCTTTTAGCTTTTGCAATGGCTGCCCCAATTTGGGTTCTATTAGTAAACTTCCAGCCATTTATCCATGTTTTTTCTTGGTTTGTGTAATCGCTATTAGAATCATAAGTGATAGTTATTGTTCTTTGCCTTGGGTGTCCATCATTAAACTTTTGATAGTTAACTATATAAATCATCTCTCTAAGTAGTTCTACATCTAAATTAGGTAATTGGCTTTTAAAAAAAGTGTTTTGCCAGTTGTAATTAGAATTACTTAAATACCTATCATTAGATAAATTATCTAGAACTGCTACTTGTGCATCAGTAAATCCGTCTGTATTTTTCCACGTTGCCATATCTACTCCTTAACTGTGGTCTATTTTAAAGATTCTAATCATGCCTTCCCAACCATTAGAACCAATGTCATTAGAACCATGAACTGAACCACTCTTAGCTCCTGTGCCATCTGGATATTCTGATGCAGCTTCTATGCCTATTCCAAATATAGATTCAGCATTATCAAAACCTATTGCTAATGTTCCTGTGTTAAATAATCCATTCATGTCCGTATAACCAAATGTTCCAGAAAGTCCTTTATAATCAGTTGCTTGGTTTGTGCCTGATGAGTTTCTTGGGGTTTGAAAGTAAAATACTCCATGATAGCCCGGTCTACCGTTGTCTTGTTGGTGTATCCCGTCAGGGTTATCTACACCACACGTTAAAGTCCAAGAATTAGTTGTGGGTTGAGCACCTGCTGTTCCTACCATATCCGTATCTGCCGTATTGTGTACTCTGCCTTGAAAAAATACCTCACCATCATGTGCTGTCGTGCCACTATCTTTGAAAAAATTTATATATGGATATGGAATTCCATTTTGACTTGCTTGGGATATATCTATGGTAATTACATAATCACAATCAACTTCAAAAACATCTGATATATTAGTTTGAGTTGCACCAGAAATTGTTGTTTCATTTTTTAATGTATATGCACCACCACTACCACCACCTGCGTATGTTTTTAAATCTGTAGCAGGAATAGTTTTCATTGTTCCACCATCATTTACAATAAATCCATCAGTATCTCCAACTGTAATAGAACCACCAACTGACGTACCACCATCCATTAAATTAAGCTCTGCAGCCGTAGCATCTACTGCTGCTAACTTAGTAAGGTCAGCTTGTACTAATCCTGATACTCCATCTAACAAGTTTAATTCTGCTGCTGTTGAAGTAACAGCAGTACCATTAATAGCAAGCTTAGATGTAACTATATTGAATGTTCCATTATCTTCTACTCTGGCAACTTCTGTTCCATCTCTTTGTTGAAAAACTATGTCTTTAGCATCAACAACAGGTTTTATAATTACATCACTTGATGAGTCAGTAATACTTAATACATCTGCATTGCTTATTCTAAATGTAATTGCATTATCTGTTGTAAAGTCAATTAAATTGTGTGCATCTCTACCAAACTTCGAGCCTGTATTTAATATTGTAGTTATGCCTGTTTGAGCACCTGCTAATAATACTTGAGTACCTTCTACAGTTATTGCTCCAGAACCTGACCTTGCAATTGTCGTATCTGATGCATGAACTAGCTCTATTGTGTTAGTTGTAGTTTTACCTGCAACAGTTACACCTGCTGCAGCATCTAAGATTCTAAATCCTTCAGCATCACCATTGTCTGTAAATATAAGGTCTTTATCATTAGTAATTGTTTTGATAGTTACATCACCAGAGTTACCTTCTGTAAGTCTTAGTATTTCAGCACCAAAAGCACCATCAAGAAATTTAAATACACCTGTATGAGCATCAAATGAGATATCACCATCAATATCCATTGTTAGATGTGCTGCTACTGCAGAAGCATCGTTAGTATTTATTGAGAATGCACCGTTTGCTGCAGCAACTAATGTTGCTGTATCACCAGAAGAACCAGTCATTGTGACTGTTTTGCTATTTAAAGCAATGTCATCAACTGTCAAAGCAGTAAGTGTCCCTAAAGATGTAATGTTTGTTTGACCTGCTACTTGAAGAACTCCGTCAGAGTTTGCAAAAGAAGTTGAACCTAAAGTAAGACCACCAGCGATAACTGCATTACCAGAACTATCTAAACTAAATTTAGTTGCTCCACCTACTGCAGCACCAGTATCTATTTTAAAAATATCACTATCACTGTCATCAACACCAATAGTCCATTCATCTGTGCTGTTTATATCAAATGTTATTCTCGGGTCACCAGATGAACCAACACCTATCTCAAGGTCTCCTGAGCCATCAAATGTAAGGTTAGCCTCTGCATCTAGTTCTGTTGTTGTAGAAGCAACTGTTACTATTTCGTTTGCCGTAGCATTATTAAGTGCTGTAACTGCACCTGCTGCTGCTGCTGCCCATTTCATACCAGTAGCCTCACTGCTATCTGCAGTAAGAATATGGTCATTACTACCTACGGTTCTAATTGCCATCGAACCAGAACCAGAACCAGAAACTAATCCACCTTTGGCTATACTTGATATATCTGCCTCAATACCACCTACTTCGTGTTTTAGTGTTCCATCGTTAGCAGTCATCACTTGAACTGCAACAGGAGCACCTGAGCCGTCTGCTACAGTTATTTTACCGTCTGTAGCCCCAACAAGTCCTGTACCACCATAAGCAAGACCTATTGCAGTACCGTTCCAAACACCTGTAGTTATTGTTCCAAGACTTGTAAGTGATGAAGCTGTAACTCCACTTCCTAAAGTATTGTTAGAAAGAACTGTAGTGCCGTTTACTTTAAATGTTTTACCACTAGCTACATCTATGTTTTCTGAAATATCAAAATCACCAGTAGCATTTGTAAATGTAATTGTTTTATCAGAGGTACCTTTTATTGTAAGTCCACCACCATCAGCGTTTGCATTACTTGGAGAGCCAACTTTGTTTAACTCCATGTTCTTGTCTTCAACCTGAATGGTTGCAACGTTTGCTGTGATTGTGTCACCAGATACTGTTAGGTCACCACCAATAGTAATATCTTCTGCCCAAGCTAAACCTGAAGACGTGCTTGAGTCTGCAATAAGTATTTTATTATTCGTACCTATTGCTAATTTGTCCCAAGTGCTTCCTGTGTATACTAAAATATCACCTTTAGCCTCAGTTAAACTTGTAACGTCTGTATGAGTTGCACCATCTAAAGTGTGCGACCCCATCTTGCCAAGACTAGCAGCTTTTACTCCTAACATTTAATCCACCCCTGTATTTACAAATAATTTAGTAGTTGAACCATCTGGCGTAGAAGAGTAAGTAACTCTTACTATGTAATACGGAAATGGGTCGCTACAACATTCATAGCCTCCACTTGTTGCTGCTACTGTAAACGAACCTACTTGAACTGCAGTTGTGGAACCTACAGTTGAATCAGCAGCCTGACAACCGTATAAAGTTATCGTTGCAGTCTGGTCACTTGCGTTGTTTACATGAATTGTTTGAACAGCTTTTCCACTAGCGTTAAATATAAAATCATGATTGTCTGTATCGTCAGCCGTAAAAGTCGTCTCTAAATAGAAAGGTATGGATGCAGTATGTATATTCATACTGTTATGTACTCTTTGTAATGTCATTTGGCTCCTTCAAAATATAATTTACCAGTTGAAGATTCATTCCTCTTCTTCCAATATTGTTTCATCTCACGGATGATTTTCCCAATTTCTCTTCTTTCCTCTACAGTAGGTTTTCTCTTATGTTCTTTTGCTCTCATGTCTAAAAGCCATTTCTCATAAGCATTACCTGCTAAATCTTCTATCTCTGCTTTACTGTGATTGTCATCTCCGATTACTCTCAGTTCAAACAGTTTACCAGTCACAGGGTCTTTGACCTTAAAATGATAAACCTTTGCACCTGTGTCTCCACCTAAGTCTACGACACGAGTTACAACTGAACCCTGTGGGGTCCAAAGTCCATCTATATTTCCGTTATATTCTGTAACCATAATTTTTATAAGTGGGAGAATCGAAAGGAAACCCTCCCACTAAATGCAATTAGCTGTTTAGTCTATATTTACTTTGATGAATGCGTATTGACCGTTAACACCTGCCAGTGGTCCATTGTAACCAACAATAGCCCCTTCAGCATCAGCATCAGAGTCTAATAAAGTTACTGAACCATCAACAGAAGCAGATTGAACAAGTGGAATTCCGGGTCCCGGAGCTCCGTCCATTAAAGCTGTAGTCCAGCCATTAACACATAGCCATCCGTATGAACCAGATGCTATGTCAATTTGTGCCCATCCAACTGGTGCATTGTCTACACCGTTGAAGTCCATTATTTCAATGTCTTTATATGGGTTTTCATAAAGTCCTACTTGCTGTGATGTAGTAATAGCAGTTGCTAAACCATCTTCTTCATCAAGTGTTATTACACAACCTGTTGCTGAAGCTACAGCAGTGTTACCTTTAATTTTGTACATGTGACCTGCTTCACCTTGGTCATTAAAGATTATGTACCCATCTTTGTATTGGTCTTTAGTAATTGTAAGAGAACCAGTAAGAGTAATAGTTGTATCACCTACTGATTGTGCTGCAACAGCCAAGTCAACTTGGTGTGCATCAGTTCCGTCTTTACCTTTAGTTAAGACACCTGCAGTAATAGCTTCACCTGCTTCTGCATATCTGAATACTCTATCTTGGATAATCATTTTTGTTCCAAGTTTGTGCTTTTGTGATGTGGAAGTTTGCTTCTCCCATCCCGGCTTACCGGAAATAGTTTGTGGAAACGACATTAAATTGCCTCCTGTTTTTCCTCGGGTTTCTTATATACCCCGTCACCAACCGATGTTTGTTTATTTGTAGAAGAGGCAGGAACTCGGTCAATGTTTACATCCACTGCCTCTTCTTTTTTATTTTCATAACTACAATGTTTGCATTCACAATCAGTAGTAGGTGGATACGAGTACGCCCCTTTGCGAGCCATTTTAAGTAAGTAATCAGGTGTCCCCGGTACATTTTTAATTGCTTTGCCTTTTTTAAAACCAATTCCTCCAGCTACAGTCTTTTTATCGATGTGCCAGTATAAAGTTGTTTTGTTTTGCCAGTTATCAATCATGTCCCAAGCATAGCCCGAAGCTACTAACTCTTGTCTCTTTTCTTGACGTTCTTTAGTATCCATTTATTCTCCTACTTTTATGAAGTTGCTGGGGCTGAAGCATCAAATGTCAAAGGTGCACCCTTTGTATCGTCAATTTCAAACACACCATAGTCTGCTGTAATTATTATTTCAGTTGCTCTCATTGAAGCATCTCTTTGTCTTTCAGTTCTAGTGTCTACTGATTTAAGTACACCTAGTGCTGATTTATCTGCAATAACTCCAACTGCATCATTATCTGCATCAATTGATAAATTACCATCTTCAAATATTGGAACACCGTTAAGTGGTCTTATGTTTGAAAAGAAGTTATTTAACAAGTCACTTGCAAATCCATCCGGA